CCCGGATGCGGCACACCGCCGGCAACCTTTTCTTCTTCCACTTCATTGAGTTCTCTCATATTTTCAATATTCTTCATTTTTGTTATCTCCTTTGTTTTTATATATTTGATGGTGTTTGTTTTTTGTTTTCTCTACCTGTCTCTCAAGTACGGGCACAGTATAGCATCCCGTATATCACACAACTGTCATAATATTTCAGTACCAGCCTTTTGGTATTCACTTCCTATAAAGGTGGAAAATGAAGAGTCTGCGACCGATGGCGATATCAGAGCCGCCGCCTGAAAAGCCGTTCTGACAGTATAAAACTACATAAGCACAACTCTATGCCCATCACGGATTTCGGCCTGTGATGGGCTTTTCTTGCTTCCGGAGGAAAAAGTTTCTGCAAAACCGTGTAGTTTTCTATTTTCCGTGGGCTACCTGTGAGAGGTGGTTATATGACAAACGTACAGATAGAGCAGGTCATCCGCTTGCAGGAGGCCGGGAAAGGGTACAGAACAATCGCCGCAGAACTGGGTCTTTCGATCAATTCGGTAAAAAGCTGGTGCAGGCGGCATCCTGCCGAAGAAATACCGGCCGAAGGTTGCAAACAGTGTGGTGCGCCTTTGATCCAGTCCCCTGGGAAACGGGCAAGGCTCTACTGCTCGGATCGGTGCCGCAGTTTGTGGTGGTCTGCCCATCCGGAGAGCAGAGGGCACCGGGTCGAGTACAAGCATGTCTGCCGATATTGCGGTACCGAGTTCACAAACAATCGGAAGGCCGCGGAGTACTGCGGACGGGCATGCTTCGCCAGGGCGAGAATGAAGGTGAAGCCCGATGAATAAGGAACTGTACGGCAAAGTGCGGGAGTACCGGACGGCGGCTGCCGTGGTGAAAGAAATGCTCTCCAAAGGGCTGATCTCTGATGCGGAATTCGTCACAATCTGCACAGTTCTGGCGGGCAGATTCGGCCTGGAAAACTCCACTATTTTCTCCGATATGGACTTGATAACACCCGCAGCTGACGGTAATATGCATCACTAATAGGAGGTGAAAAATGGATAGAATTATTGAAAAAGTCACCTTTGACGCACCGAAGCAGCCAAAAGCAATACGCGTGGCGGCATATGCCCGCGTCTCCTCCGAAAAGGACGCTATGTTTCATTCCTTGTCTGCCCAGATAAGCCATTACAGCGACCTGATCCAGCACCACAGCGGATGGCTTTACTGCGGTGTGTATTCCGATGACGGCATTACCGGGACCAAGATCAACCGTCCCGGCTTTCTGAAAATGCTGGAAGACTGCCGTGCGGGGAAGATCGATCTGATCCTTGTGAAATCGATCTCCCGCTTCGCACGAAACACGGTGACCCTGCTTGAGACGGTGCGTGAACTTCGCAATCTGCGTGTGGACGTCTACTTTGAGGAGCAGAACATTCACACACTTGGCGCTGAAGGAGAACTGATGCTGACGATTCTGGCGAGCTACGCTCAGGAAGAAGCCTTGTCAGTCAGTGAAAACCAGAAATGGCGGGTCAAGAAGAACTTCAAAGAAGGCCGCCCATGGGCCTGCACCATGCTTGGCTACAGAAATGAAGATGGGACTTTTGTGATCGTGCCGGAGGAAGCGGCTGTTGTACAGCGGATCTTCTCCATGTTCCTCGATGGCATAGGGACCCAGTTGATTGCAAACACATTGAATTCCAACGGCATCCGTTCCCGTCACGGGAAGGAATTTCACCGTACAGCGATTCGTACGATTTTGCAGAACTACTCTTACACCGGAAATCTTCTCCTTCAGACCACATTCCGGGAAGATGCCATAACGAAGGAGAAAAAGGTCAACACAGGTGAACTGCCGATGTATCATGTGCAAGGAACGCATGAGCCCATCATCAGCCTGGAAGATTTCAACCGGGTGCAGGTGGAACTGGACCGAAGAAACGAGTTATACGCGCCAGCATATCAGCCCACAGAAGCATACCCGTTCACCTCGCTCATTACCTGCGCAAAGTGCGGAAAGCACTTCAGACGGAAGTCCAGAAAATACGGGGCCGTGTGGATTTGCCCGACCTATGACAGGAAAGGAAAAGCCGCCTGCCCCGCCAAGCAGATCCCGGACTCTATCCTTCGGAAGCTGACAGCAGGCATGGATATGAGTCGGATCACCGGCATCACGGCAGATGACGGGAACCGGCTCATCTTCACCTTTGATGACGGCACGGTCGAGAAAAAGATATGGAATGATCCGTCCCGCGCTGATTCCTGGACTCCGGAGATGAGAAAGAAGGCAGCGGAACATGCAAAAGTGAGGTATGAGCAATGACGCCAAGAGAAGTCCAGGTTATACCGGCGACAAAGAACATCATCCGCAGAATTGACCCTACCGCACGGAAACGGCGGGTCGCGGGTTATGCGCGCGTGTCCACGGACAAGGATGAGCAGTTCACTTCCTACGAAGCCCAGGTGGACTACTACACCCAGTTCATAAAGCGGCACGCCGACTGGGAATTTGTAAAAGTCTACACCGACGAAGGTATCAGCGGTCTCGGCACCAGAAAGCGTGAGGGCTTCAACGAAATGATCCAAGACGCCCTGTCCGGCGTCATCGATCTGATCATAACAAAGTCGGTCAGCCGCTTTGCCCGTAACACCGTTGACAGCCTTGTCACGATCCGAAAGCTAAAAGAGAAGGGCGTTGAGGTCTTTTTTGAAAAGGAGAACATCTACAGTCTGGACGGCAAAGGCGAACTCCTTTTGACGATCATGAGCAGCCTTGCCCAGGAAGAATCCCGCTCCATTTCAGAAAACGTCACCTGGGGTCAGCGCAAACGTTTCTCGGACGGCAAGGTCAGCCTGCCCTACAAACAGTTCCTCGGGTATGACCGCGGCCCACACAAGGATGATCCTCCCGTGGTCAACTCCGGGCAGGCCGCCATCGTCCGGCGGATTTACCGGATGTTTATGGAAGGCAAGACCGTGGGCATGATTGCTCGGGAACTGACCGCCGAGGGGATTCCCACACCGGCCGGAAAGAAAAACTGGCCGGCGTCAACGGTCAACAGCATCTTGCAGAACGAAAAATACCGCGGGTCAGCGCGCCTTCAGAAGTGCTTCACGACTGACTTCCTGACAAAGAGCAGAAAAGTCAACGAAGGCGAAGTTCCGCAATACTACATTGAGCACAGCCACGAAGCAATCATCAATCCAGACGAGTGGGATGCGGTGCAGGACGAGCTGGCACGGCGAAAGCAGATCGGGAGCGCTTACAGTGGCAAAAGCGTGTTCAGCGCCAAGATCAAATGCGGTGACTGCGGGGCATGGTACGGCATGAAGGTCTGGCACTCCAACGATGCCTACCGGAGCAAGGTCTGGCGCTGTAACTGCAAGTATGAAGAAGGCAAACCGCGCTGCCAGACCCCTGCGGTGCGGGATGAGGATATCAAGGAACGGTTCATTTCGGCTTTCAACGCTATGGTCGCAGACAAGACTCCGTACCTGGAAGCCTGCGAAGCTGCGAAAACGGTTCTCACGGACACTTCCGCCATTGATACCGAGATGGAAGAACTGCGGCGGGAGACGGAAGTGGTTGCCGGCCTGACCAGAAAATGCATCGAAGAAAACTCCACTGCCGCACAGGATCAGGATGAATACGCCGCCCGATACAACGGGTATGTGGACAGGTACGAAAAGGCAAAAGAACGCTACGCTGCCCTCACTGCACTACGTAAAGAAAAGCTGTCAAAGGCGAAGGCTATAGGCCGGTTTATGGCCACGGTCAGTAAGCGGGAAGATCTGCTCACCGAGTTCGACAATCGGCTCTGGCTGACCGTGGTGGATTACGTGGAAGTGCGGCGGAATGGGGCATTGATCTTCAACTTCTGTGATGGGACTAAGATTATGAGATGATTGCAGAGTACTACAAACAAATATAACCGCGTGATACAAACATATGTGCTTTTTATGTAGTCAGGTCTTTTCTTTCTTTCAAATCTGCATAGTCTGTGGTATACTTTCTATATAACCTTGCGAAAAAGATAAAAGGTGGGATACTGTCATGAAGTTTTGCGATGAAATAGAAAATAATGCTTCTTTAGCTAGTGACTACCACAAACAGGTTGAAAAAATAAAAGAATGGTATAAAAAGGCATATGAGAAGTACTCAAGGCTTCTGGTTTCGGAGGCCTTGCTGCTCTCAACAGATTACGATGATACGCTTATTCCCAGTGAATCTGTCTTTGATTTGGATTTCCACTTCTCGACAAAAAGCTCCTACTTCAGCATATCAGACTCTCTGGTTAAGCTTATTCTTTCAATGTACTCTTTCGGTCCTTCTGATGCGTTCTTGAAGAAATACGGAATTGAGTGCCCTGGGATAGAAAAGGCAATTAGAGGAATACCCAATCCAAGCTGGGTTAAAGATCAATCTAATGAGCTTGTGATGTCGGAAATCCTTGCGAGAGTATTGCGTGTGGAAGGTGCAGCGGTTGCGTTTGATTTATCAGAATTATTATCTGACAGACTCAGTCGTAACACATTGATTCACTCAGCAAAGGCAGAATTCTATAACTCTGCGATTCGGAGCTATAACAGCATTCGTAATATGCTTGTATTTATTGAGCCTGAATATGAAGACGTTCTTTCGCCAATCAAGTACAGTCCTCTACTAAGCTATGATGAGTTTATGGCAAATCCCCAGGCAGTGGACTATTCTACAGGTACTAACGTTCTTGTTGTTGGTTCTGCACATGACATCAGTAACAGGCAGAGAGAAACTCTAGCAAATATGTCATGGGATATGGTTATTGACCTTGACGG